ACTTCCTTTTCATCCATGATCTCTTCCATCAGCTTTAGCATCGCCTTGACCTTTGACTTCACGGTGGCTGCCTCTGCTACCGGCTCAACCGCTGCAACTTCTTCAGCATGTTTCTTGAATGCGGCAATCGCTTCATCAATCGGGTTACCCTCAACCACGCTTGAAAAACAAATTGCTATTGCGCTATCCTTGTCATGCCCCTTGCCTTCGAGGTCGGCAACGCAGGAATCCATTTTGGAAATTGTTTCTGTATCAGATGGATCTATATTTGAATAAGGCATCTTGCCTCCAATAATCCTTAATTGTTTAATTATACATATTGATATGCCCCAATGTCTGGAGGGCTGGCTCTTACTACGCTGTCATAATCATCAACAATTCCTAATCCAACGGCTCCATTTCCCCTGCACGGCGATCCAGCCTGCAAATGATAATTTACATTTGATACACATAACGGATCGGTAGTGAAGTCATGCTGTCCCTGCCCAGTGGCTGCAAAGAACAATGCTTCGTTGGCGTAGGTAACTCCATTCCAATCGTATTCATTTGCCACTCCATACCAGTTGTTATAATCAACGGTATGAACATTTGCACTATTCTCTTTAATAAAGCAGTTGTTGCCCGTTTGCCAGCCAATGTTATTCTTGATAATAACTCCGCTGGCTGTATCCCTGCATCGAATAGATGAATTTCTATTTCCATAACAGGTATTATGATAGCAAAGTCCACCTGTACAATTCTCCCATTTAATACCATCATTCCAATTCCCTACAGAACCATTGCTATAACAAATATTGTTATATACCTGTTGGTTATTTGACAAAATTACATAAATTCCTGAACCATCGCAATGATGACAGGTGTTCTGATACGCATAATTTACCAAAGCCCCGGTAGTATCCAAAATGATTCCACGAATGCCAGTTGCACCCGCGTTAGAACTGTCATGACATATATTGTGATGAACTCTTACATTTCCAGAAACGCCGAATACACTAATACAAGAATGGTCATCCGTTACTATCCCACAGGCTGATACGTCATTATGATGAATTTCTCCATTACTAGCTCCTGACGTACCAATTCCATTTCCATTTGAGCCAGTAATTACATTACTATAAATGTCAAACAGTGTCGCTCCGCCTTCAACTGCGATACCAATATTACCCCCAAGCGGAATCGTGCAATTCTTAACAACGGCTCCTATTCCACCTACAAAATCTATTGTTTCCCATACTGTAGCAGTAGCCGTTATTCCATCAATAGTGATATAGTTTTTCGCAGTCGCTATAATGGCATGGTCGCGCACACCTGAGCCAGTAATTATCGGCAATGCTCCTGTCCCATAATTACTAATGTTTATCGGATTGCTTGCGGTTCCCGATGATGGAAAAGTTAATTTTTCAGCCCATGTTTCACCACGCTTGAATAATATATGATTGCCAGGATAGAATGCAGTCGCATTAACTTTTGCGACTGTTTGCCACGCTTTCTCAGGAGAGCGTCCGTTATTAGCATCATTCCCGCCTGTAGCATCTACATAATAATTTACTACCCCTCCCACCACCGGCATCACCCTCTTGCGCCATTCTGTAATTATGCCTCTGTGCATATTATCCTCTATAACGCATATCCAGTAAGGCTCCAGGTAAAGTTACCGTCGCCATCAGCATCTACCATTGTCCAGCGGGCGCGGAACTGCGATCCGACCACCCCACGCGCAACGCCTGCCGCGCAATCGGTAGTAACCAGGTCCGTAGTAAGCATGTTGGCAGGAACGGTCACGCAAAAACGTGATGTAGTATCCGCGTCCGTGCCGATAATCTGCGTAAAATGGGCAATGTTTATCCAGGTAGCAGTTCCGAATAAAGTATCAATATACACATCCAGGGTATCACCCGCGTCCGTCTTTACATCGGTGCAAGCTAATATCCAGGTATATACTAATCGCTCTCCCAATATTTGTACTGCTGTTCCTAATGCGCCAACTACTGCGGCGGTGACTGCGCTTGCGCGCAATGTGATCGTTTCACCTTGTAGCAACTCTACATCTCGTAAAGTCCTTTCGCTAAACATATGAGCTGGGAATAGTGACATATAGCCTCCGTGTAATATAAAATACGCCCTTCACCGGTTAGTAGGTGAAAGACGTATTTAGGTAACGTCTTTAATTTTTATTCAATTGTGTGATAAGCATATCACACTTTATACGCTGTGCATAGTTACATCAGTCTTTAATTTCTATCTCCCTATCCTTTGGGTTGAGTGTCTTGCGCTCCGCCGATGTCCAGAATTGCGGCTTGCCCTTATCATCCAGCAATACCCCGATGGTGATGAATTGCAGCGTACCCAGGGTATAGGATTGGGCGATGGTTGAATTGATCTGGCGCAGCATGTCGAACCACGGTCTCAGTCTGTCATAGTCACGCGGGATGATTATCGGATCTGTCATGGGATAAGTTGAACTCCGGTTTTAGGGTCCACGATTATACACGAACAATTCCACCCGCCACACTCCAGCGTTCCTGATCCTGCCTCTTGCGGAATGTAGCCATTATCAAGATACCATGATAGCGGATGTGTCTTGCCGTTCAAGTCTGCGCATGTGGTGCAGTGTTGCTCCGTCGCGCCAAGTTCCCACTTCCCATCACGCTCTGGATCACCCATCATCTTGCCTTCCGCATATACCCCAACCAATGTTTGAGTATATCCCTCCGCATGAGCATGAGCCGCGTCCAGCTTATCATCAATCGGTATTTCGTCATCTTCCCGTAGTGTCTTGAGCTGGGTAAATAGTGAATCGGCAAATTGTATCTCGCTACTAATCAGCCCGCTCAATACGGATTGCGCCTCGTCGGTCAATGCGCTCGCTCCAGCATCTGCCCACCCTGCCACAAATGCCACTGTAAACGCATCGTTGATGTAGCGGTTGAACTCATTGCGGTATGCGGTCACAGGGTCGCTGGAGTAGAGATAGTCCTGCATTACCACGAATAGCTTATCCTGGTATTCTGCCATTATCTCGTCCAGCCCTTGCCCTGGGGAGAACTCGAATAAGCTGGCGGGGGCGATCTGCCACTCACCAGGCTTGATTACAAATCCATCTGCCATTGATAGGTCTGTCATTGGCTCCCTTCTTTCTCAGCTAACTTGCGACGCCTGACTTGTAGCGCAAACTCAGTCATTGCCCTGGCTACATCCTCAGCGGCTTCTGGCTCAACGATCCCTAGCATGTCATCACTCAGTATATCATCAATATCATCAGCACCCAGCGCAGTAAGCACAGGATACCACATTGCCTGTAATATCTCACGGGCTGCGTTTTGCTTGAGCGTTCCATCTGCTATCATTGGAGGCATGGTACCAAGCATCTGCGCAATCGGAGGCACCACACCGGGGAAGTCCACGAGTGATAGTGTATCGATGCTTACGTGGCACGCCTTATCTTCGATCTTCACGCCGCCCCATGTTTCGGCTGCCATCAATACCAGCTCTACCATCTTGCGGAATTGGCATGCCCAGAATGATTGATAGCGTGACCATTGAACTGATTGCGTCTTGTCCATTGCAACGGCTGTCGCCCACCTTGACGTATCCATCCCGGCTGTGGTTGGGAATAGACCCGCCCCGATCAATGCCATCCAGCCGAACATCTCATTATCTCCCTTCGCGTCGCTTGCCCCCGTTGTCATTGGCAGGTCGCGGTGTTCTACCGCCTGGTTATGTATCAACGAACTCCCTGATACTGCTGGCGGGTTTGCATCCTGGGAGGTATAACCGGTTGATGTGGATAGTTGCTGCCCAAACTTTGCTTTGACCGCTGCCACGCTTCTGGACCCACCCGCGGCGATAAACTCCCTTGTGAACATCGCCTTCTGTTTAGCAACCGTCAAGCGGCTCTCGACAAATTCCTTATGCGCCCTAAAGTATGGGGAGGCAATCCCAAGAATAGGCCATCCGTGTAGCGAGTTGGCATCCTTGCGGTTATGCGCGATATGCAGCACCAGCACCGCCGTACCGTTATTCTGGTCCATCGCCTCGGATAATGATATGGTCGCATCTTGCGGTAATCGTGCCTTCTCCAAGTCGGCCTGGTGATAGAAGTATGTATGCCAGTCGGGATAGTAAATACAATAGTTGGCGTTATCAGCCCCGGTGTATTCACGCTTGTAGTATAGCGGCTTATTCTTGTTATTCGGGTCGGTGATGATCTCGACAATTTCATCACAGTTGATATACTCGTAACTGACGCTCCCATCTGCGATACTGATGAACGCAGCAAGATAAACATCGCCGTCCACCAGTACACTCGAAGATAGCATGTGAATACTGTCATCATCGAATAGCGAGGACTTATCCCAAGTTACCTCCCATATCTCTTGCGCCTTTTCATCATCACAGGTTATGGTAACCTTCTCACCAAGTCCGTAGGAGGTCCAGACATTTACCGACCAAGCTGCCAGCGGGCTGTATAACCACTGTTGCCTTGATTCCATGACCTGGTATTCCCGCTGATCTTCGGTGTTAGCATTGTATGGCAATCCAGTTACGCTACTCCCTTGCATGGAGCGCAGCAAATACATGACCGTTGAGCTGTCTAACTCTGCCAGCCTATCTACGACCATTTGTGGGTTCATCCTAAAGGGGCCGTCAAGGTACGCATCATAAAGCGTATTGAACGCCTCCTGTGTCTTGGCTTGCTCCGCCTGGTATTGCTTGCCACCTACGATTGATATTAGTCTATCTCTTAGTCCCATACTTCACCGCCTTACCCGATCCTTTCGGGCTGATAAATATTCTGTCTCTGTATTACTACCTCTTCACCATATAGCCAGTGGCTGAAATAACGGAGCGCATCAAGCGCATGGTCATTCTCTTTGACTGGCTCATCCTTACCAGGCTTCCAGACGTAGCTCTCAAGTTCATTCACCGTATTCACGCATGATGGATCTACTGTCAATCTTGGAAGTCCATCATCCTGAACGGTGAGCAATCCCTGGACTATTGCTATTCCGTCTAATACCCTGCCTTTATGCCCCTCTGCCGATAATCCAGCATTGCGTAAATCTGCGATCAATCCTGCGGCTGATTCATCAACCACAATTGCAGTTGCCCTGCGCTCATTCACCCACTCTCGCGATTGTGCTACTACCCGCTCCTGGAGAACACCTGTCTGGTAGAACTCACGCTCGATGTGTAGCCGTCCATCACCATCCACGCCGATCAATAATATCACAGCCGGGTTAGTGTACCCCTCGTCGATTGCTAACCCCCAATATTGGAAGTCTCTATCATCACGCGTCTTTACATGGGTACTGTAATCGAAGGTATCATATACCACGCCCTCAGCCGTTGCCCATATCCCCTCGAATAATCGCTTGCGCCTAACCCCTGTCAATCCTTGCAATGTCTCAATGGTACGCTTGCCCTGTTCGGTGATCTCACCATCAACCGTGTAAAGGGTCGGGTTGTCTTTGTGGACACTGGTCAATAATTTCAGCTTGCCCTCTTTAGCACGCTGGATAATATAGTTATGGCTGCCGCCTGGGTTACAATCCCCATAAGTCTGCGGGAATGGAATAACCGCGCTCCGTCCAGTTGTCCTGGTAGTGAGCATCTCCCAATCGTTGAGTATCAATTCTTCAGCCTGATTGACGTATATAAAATCACGCTCGGATGATAATACCTTGTCAGGATTGTCAAGCCCGCCTGTCCAGATCACCGAGCCATTGGGATAAATGTATTTCTCGATATGCTCCCCACCAAACGGGATGATCGGCAATCCTTTGGTGATCCGGTTGAACGTCTGCAATACCGAACCATGCAAGCTCTTGGCAGTCTTGCGTACTATCGCCCCGTTTGCCCCTGGGTAAGTGTCACATAGGTAATGCGCCTTGAGACAGGCTGCCACAGTTTTTCCGGTTTCTGACGGTCCAGACAATATCACTTCACGCCTCGTACTATTGAATAATCGCCACGGTCCACCACGAAGATCATACATCACCTGTCTCGCTATCTTCCGGTCCTCGAATGACAACGCATAGTTTCTCACCGCCTGTAGTTACGTCAATATCTTGCTTAGGTGGCCCGTCCAATTGTGCATAGATGAATTTTACTACACCCAACCAATCTTCAGGTGAGAATACGAGTTTCTTGCCATCCGGGAATGTTGCTTCTCCAGTTGCAGCTAAACTCCATAACATGCTGGCAATCAATCGGCGGCGCGATATATTCCGACCATCAACTAAGACGGTCTTGCTACCACCGCGCCTGAGTATTTCAGTTAGTGCCCGTTGTTTCGGCGGTCTTCCATGTGGATTTCCGCTTACTCCGGGCTTCCAGTTTGGGTTCGGCATTTGTTTCTCGTATGTTTTTCTTATCGATTGCTCTTGCTGTAAATTCTAATACAACTCCAGCCCGCTTACATTCTGCCAATTGTGCCATTTGCATGATACAAGTTTCAGGCAAATCCAATGTTACTCTTACTCCATTATCAACAAGCGTTTGCAATTTATAGACTTCTGCCACGAATACTATAACAAATTCATTTGCATCAGCCACGCTGCACCATCGGCATGAATATATTATGTACGTCATTGGCATACCATCTCCCAATCGGGGTTGGCTCTCCCGATACCCAATCGAATAACTGCACATTCCAGCCCGCAGGATACCAGCCTTCATCACCCTTAGCGCGGTTGCAGAATATCGCCCACCGCTCAATCCAGGGACGGCTTCGGAACTCGCTCAATATCAAAGCATCGTTATAGATACCACCGTAAACGTCCGCAAACTCGGTAATCCACCACTTCGTATTCGGGAACTCATACAGGTGCATGCTGTCTAAGAATAAGTGAAGGTGTGCCGCGTCACTATCATTATCGATGTAAACGTGAAAGCCCAAGTATTCAGGCATGATACAGCCAGGTGTTTCCTTGCATAGCCTCCAGAACTTCAGCATCCACATTCGGTAGAATAGATTGACATTCCCAACCACCCAAGTTACACGTGGATACGTGAGACACAGTTCCATGTAAATCTGTACCGCATCGGCAGGCGTTATCGGATGACCATACGGCTCTGGATTATTCGGCTCGTTGAATAACAGGCAGAATCCGGCATAATCCGGCGGGAAGCCTGGCACATCACCCATCCTGAAAGCGGGAACGCAGTTAGGCGCGATGGTAGGCGACCAGTTGTAATACCATGATGCGCCCGTCCGCTCTAAATCCTCCGGGTATGGGGAATATGGCATTCCGATACCTTTGCGAGTATCAAGCATAATTATCCACCGTGATAATGGTGTCCTTTATTGGTAAATGGCACAAATCCTTTTCTCGTAATTCGAGGGGGATTGACAACGATCACTCTTGCAAATGGGTATTGATAAGCTCCAATGTCTGGATTGGGTGGAATTGGCATACCATCGTAATCTTCAGTCATTCCAACATTTACCCCAGCTCCACGGCACGGCGATCCAGCCTGCAAATGATAATCTGCTACACCAACGCATAACGGATCGGTGGTTTTGTCGTGCTTTCCCTGCCCTGTGGCTGCATAGAATAATGCTTCATTGGCATAAGTAGTGCCATTCCAATCGTATTCATTCGCTACCCCATACCAGTTATTGTAATCAACCGTGTGAGTGGTAGCTCCACCCGCCTCAGTAATAAAACAATTGTTTCCAATCTGCCAGCCGATGTTATTCTTAATAGTGCAACCAAACGCATCACGGCAGCGAATGGACGAATTTCTATTACTATAGCAGGTGTTATTGAATACAACCCCACCATCACAATCGTGCATATAAATTCCATCAAACCAATCTGCTACAGATCCATTGTTATAACAAATATTGGTATGCACAACCTGGTAATCAGATTTATATACTTCTATCCCGCCTCCATCGTTGTTATAGCATTTATTCTGATAGACGTAGTTGGTGCCAGTCGCTTCAGTCGTATCCACAGTAATGCCACGAATGCCAACCGCACCAACATTCACGCTATCATAACAGACGTTATCATGCACCGATATGCCAGCACACGCCATAAATAAACTAATTCCTGAGCGATCATCTGTGACAACTCCGCACACACTCACGTTATTATCGCT